AAGGCACTCACCGGATTGGAGGCCACATGGGTAACGCCAGTGTACACCATGCCTTATTCTGTTTCTTATGACCCTGTAACCCAGAACTTCAGCGCTCGATAGATGATGTAGAAACCGCCAATAAGATCGTCTCCTAAGCGTGCCCATCCGCCTTGTGTAGCAATGATGTGAAACATAGTGTCACCTCTCCGATGAATTGTACTTGGTAGACATAGAAAATGCCTCAAGAGAGTTCAGCTTTGAAGGCTGTATCTCTTGAGGCATTTTCATCCGGTCAGGCCGCGAACAAAGTCGAAGGTTGAGTCGGGTGCCGGAAGCTCGTTAGCTCTGCGTCGTCGAAGCAGGTGCTTGGAAGGTTGGCGTGCTGGCAGGTGCCGGATCGCTTGCAGAAGTGGCGTTGGCTGCGTTCGCCTCAGTTGCAGACGGTGCGGCTGGTGTAGGTGCTGGTGTGAAAACAGCGGAGACGGTGAAGGAAAGCGGTGTGGAGTTCGACGGTGCGTTTGCCGCATCGCCGCTATACTGCGCGATGTAACTGAACGTGCCAGCCTCAATCGGTATGATGCTTGCCTTACCCGCTCCGGTCGTGTCGAGCGTGATTGACGCAACGACGTTGCCGTTCGCATCCCCGATGGCAACCACGCCAGTCGGAACCTTACCGACCGGAGACTCTTCGACGACCACATCAAGAGCGATGGTTGCGCCGACGTTGACCGCAGTCGGTGTCTCCGAAGTGAGTGAGACCGCGGTGACAGAGAGAACAGGTTTCGGAGCGTCGACGCTGGTGTCTTCGTTCGTGACCTCGGTCGTGTTTGCGGAAAGCGTCTCTGCAATGGTGTTGAGGTTGGCAACGATGGCCTTGGCGCGAGTGACTTCGGTGCTGAAGTTCGGGGTCACGCCGTAGCTGGCGAACTTGGCTTCGAGGTCTTTGAAGAGCGTGACCAGATCATTCTTCTGCGTGGTGATGAGAGTGGGCAGTGCATTCACTGCGGTTTCAACATCTCCGAGAGAGTTGTCGAGGTCGGTGAGAGTTGCGTTGGTTGACATGTGCAGTGCCTCCATTTTGTTGAGTCTTCCGATGAGATAGTCTCGCCAGCGTCTTTCATCTGCCGAGAGCGATTCTGGGTGCTGGTAATGCATTGAGGGAACTGTACCACGCTCGACACATGATGCGCAAAGACCTCCGGGGCGAATCGGAGGTCTAAGGCGCGGCTGGCTTGAGAGTTGAGTTCCCGGCAGAGGAAGATGGCTCTACTGCGAAGACTGTAACACAGTGTCTACAGCTTGCTCCAGACTTGGTTTACGCCGCGCTTCTTGATGTACCCGTCGAGAGCGTAGCGCAGCGCGTCGATGTAGTGGTTGTGTTTGTCTACGATGATCGGCAGCACCTCGGAGGTGAGCCTGTCGACCTTGTAGCTGTAAAGCCGCATCTCTTCTCTGAGGTGAACGCAGCGCGGATGAATGTGAATCTTCGAGAACGCCTTCAAGTGAGCAATGCCGTCTTCGACAGACCCGCCCCACTTCTCAGCACCAACGATGTTGAAGCCTTGACGCTTGACGTAGCTTATCGACTCGGGGCGTGAGTTGTCTGCTTTGATAGGCCACTTCTTCGCGGTATCGAGCGTGCGAAGAAGTTTCGGGTACTCGTCGATTTCAATGCCGAAGCCACCACGCTCTTCGTCGACCCATAGATCCTCGAACGGAGGTTCGCCCGTCGTGAAGGCACGCACAAGAGCAGTAGGGTCACCAGAGAAACCAAAGTCAAGACCATGAAACCAACGAGGAGGTGGGTCGACGGGAGTTGTGAAAGCCTCCACAACATAGCGGCCACGGAAAATTTGTGCGTTGCCGTTAGTGCGACACTTACCACCCCAAACATGAGCAGCGGCTTCGGGGTCAATGCGATAAAGATAATCTTTTTCAACGCGAAGCTCCTCGGGAAACCATGGATTTTTTGTCCAGTTGACTTCAACGACTTGTGCGTCTGGTGGTTGGTTTGTGATGAAGCGTACATAGCTCGGGTCATCTTTCTCGTTTGGATTGAACGTAACCCAAATCTCAGAGCCGGGTTTGCGAATCGTAGGTATGAGAATCTCCCACGACCTTTCGCTGATGGTCTCAGCTTCTTCAACCCAACAAACGTCGATACCTTCCATCGACTTGATCTTGGTTGCGTTGTTGCGAATACCGGCGAATATAAATTCAGACCCGTTGCGGCCTCGAATGGTTGTCTTCTGAATCTCAAATAGGTGCTCGAACCCCATCGAGTAAATCTGGTCTGCCAAGAGGCGATGCACCGATTCACCGATGGAGTTCTGAAACTCACGAGCGCAAAGCACGCGCATCTTGCTCTGTACTGCAAGGATGATAAGCGCTCTCGCCACCGACCACGACTTCGAGCTTCCGCGGCCCCCGCGTGCGACCTTGTAGCGCGATGGCTTGAACAGAAACTCGAAGGCAGCAGGTAGCTGAGTCCGCGACGTGTTGTGAATGTTTACATCTTCAGCCATTGCCAGAACCATTCTTTCAGTGCTGTTACCCGACTCGGTTTAAGTGCGCATGACCCTTCGTGCAGAGCGTGGCGCGTGCAATGCCACCCCTTCGGCTGCTTGCGAGTGCATGGCCGAATTACTCGTGTGTGCGTCATAGGTAAACCTCGCGGTGACGCTGGCTACCCTTGCGCTTCAATCGAATCTCGCTGTCGGTCTCGTAGTAGACCTCCCACCCAAACGCGCCAAGCAGCAGTCTCAGGATTAGGTTCGTCTCCCTCATAGGTATGCCTCTTTCTCAAGGTCTTTGATGTTATCGAGCACAGTGCGAACCTTCCGCAGCATCGAGCGCACGATGGCGAACTCGCTGTCGGGTGTCGCTGCCGTGTGCATCGCATTGAGAGTAACGAGGTCATCCCTCACGATTTCGAGCAACTCTTTGTCGCCTTCTTTGATGTACCGCATGTGTGTTGCCTCCCGGCATTGATTGTAAATCTATTCAGGTATAGGAAGTTCTTTGTGGCCCGGCGTGATGTTGACCTCGTTGCTCACGTCGTGGTCGTTCGGGTCTACGTCAGCGTACTCATCCTTGTGGTTGGCTGCGACGAATACGACCTCGATCTTCTTCGGCGTGCCTCCGCCACCGAAAGGCGCGGCAGCATCCTCACCGAGCTTCATCTGGTCAGACTGGCCAAGCCACTGCTTGCCGAGCCAGACGAGCATGGTGCGGTCGCCTTCCATCGCCAACTTGAATTGCAGACGACGTATCGAAGCATTGCGTTCGAGGCGTCCGGCTTCCATGGTGGCGATGAATCGTTCACTCAACGTTGACACGCTGCAATGCAACACCTGCGCCATTTCAGGGAGCGTGCATCCGACAGCAGCAAGCAGCTTCACCTGTGCCGGGTCGATGGCAACCTTGCGGTACCCCTTGCGGTTCGACGTGTGCTGTTGATTGGTAGCACCGAGGTCAAGCTCCGGCGTGAGAGGAATTTCCGGTATTGGCTCTTCGATGTATTGAATGCGGCTCTCGCGCTCTTCGATGGTTTCCAATACTTCGCGGTTGCGCTCTTTGCTGCGCGTGCGTTCAGCGGCAAGGTCTCCGTCTTCGATCGTTTTGCTGCGTCGAGTTGTCTTGCGACCTTTGCGTGCTGGCATTGACTAACGACCCTTCTTGGTTTTGCTGAGACGGTCTTCGATGGCTGCGGTCAACCTGTCTGGAGAAAGCACCTTCGTATCGGCGTCGATCTTCAGCGACTTCAAAAAGCCATCGCAGTGTGCACGGTCACGGAAGACGATGATGAGGTTGTACTCTTGGTCGTTCTCAATGGCGTACTTCTCTTTGCCTTTCTTCCGTGCTGCTTTGAGTTCGGCAATCTTGGCTGCGGCGGCTTCGACTTCATCCTCTTCAACACCGCCGCTGGTGGCCTTCTTCTCAACAGCGGTTGGTGTCCAGTCGTCGAGCATCATGCTGAGGTCTGACGCCTCGAAGCCAGCGAGTGTGTAGTCGATGCCCGTCTTCATCATCTGCGAGAGCATGTCGGTGTCCCACGAGCCTTGCGCAGATGAGTTGTTCATGAAGAGATTCTGTTCCTTCTCTTGCTTGTCGGTGAGTTCGACGTATGCGACCTTGAGCTTGTAGTCGGTTCCCTTCTCAAGCGTGTCGAGTTGCGTGAGGCGCTGATGCCCCGAGACGACGCGGCCTGTTCGTCGGTTGACGATGATGGGAAGCAGCAGACCCACCTTGCCGATGTTCTCGCGTAGCTTCTTCGCGGCGTGTGCGTCGATCTGACGCGGGTTGTATGGTGCTCCGGTGATGGCCGTGCGCGAGACTTCTTCGATAGCGAACTTCTGGTGGCGAGTCTGCTTGGATTCGGCGCTGACGTTGGTGGTGGCAGCTTTCTTAGTTGACATGAGAGGCTTTCCCTTTCGGTCTGTAAACGGCTTGCGCTTCTGAATGAAGATTGGCCACCTCTTCGGCATCATTTTCACGAGTGAACCGCACGGCGTAGCTCTCCAGAAGCCCGAAGTACCAGTCGCCGTGAAGCAAGCTCAAGAAGCAGCTTCCTCTCTCGTTCACCTGCTCGACGATCCAGTACCCATCAAGAGAGTGACTGAGCAGCGCGCGAAGTTGCACGTTTTGTTGGCGCTCGTACTCAAGAGCATCCGTCAACGAGACGACGTGAGCCGCGAAGTAGAGCGACGGGTTTTCGTAGCCAGCCTCAGCCACGCTTACCACGGTGGCGAGCGCGATGGCACTCTGCTCTTCAGTTGGCGTCGTTAGAATTGGAATCTTTCGCATAGATGATGTCCCTTTGGCGTACGGCTTCGAGCAGTGGGAAAACCTTGATGATCTTCTTGTAGTCGTTCGGGTAGTGGTCGTGAATGGCTTGCATCTCGTCACCGCGCATTCGACCGAAGGATGATCGCATGTACTTGTAGAAGGCTGGCGTTGGAATGTTGTTCGCCTTCATGTAATTGAACACGGTGGCGCGGTTCCAGTCAGCTATCGGGAAGTAGCGTCGTCGCTTGGCATCGAACTGGCCGAGGCGAACATCGGCTGGCCCTAAGCATCCGAGCATGCCGCGACGTTCAATGCTGTCGTACTTGGTCTCTCCGCTGGCGAGCCATTCGATGCCATAGCGGTCGCGCATCATGGTCTCGATATCGGTGATCTTCATCTTGCGGATGACCTTGTTGTTCGGCACGATGAGAGAAGAGTCGGTGAGTAACCCGGCGAGAGCGAAGTGCGGCACCCGGTCGATCTTCAAGCCTTGCTTTGCGTACCGGCGCTCTGCGTTGCGAATGATGACCTCTTGGAAGTCAAGGTCTTTGACGTGGTACATGAAGTAAGCGCGAACCTTCTTGAAGCGCTTCATGCAGAGGTCAAGCACGCAAAGAGAATCCTTCCCGGCAGAGAAGGCGACAACCATTTCGTCTATGTCTGGCTTTGGCATTGCTGGTGTGACCTCCGGTAGTGAAAGAGGCCACGCTCTGAATGAACGCGGCCTCGATGCTGCACAATGATCGAGTTGCTGAAGAGACTAACCGCCCGACGATGCGGCAGCGGCCTTCTTGCCACGGCCCTTCGACTTCACAGGTGCCTTACGCGCTGAGACCTTCTTCGTTGCCTTCTTTGCGGACTTCTTCGCTGCTTTCTTGGTAGCCAAGGTGAATCTCCTTTTCGATTTTGCGTCATGACGCTACCGGGAGTTTCAAAGAAGCAGCGAACCTTAGGAACGCGGCGACGGTGAAGTCCTTTCGCATGAATAGAAAATATCACACATTGCTTTTTTGTCTTCGGCGTGTCGGCGCTGCCTGTATTGGCGCGAGGCCATTTAGGTGCTGCGCAGTGTC